TAGATATATCAATTGGGTCAGCAGCAGATACAGCTAAAGCAGTTTTAGCCCAGAAATCTGGAGCACCTAATGTACCAGGTTGGCATGTTATAACATTTTCTCCTGATAAGAATGCCAGTCGATTACGGAAGAATAAAACTTTATTTATCTTACCTCCTACAAAAGATGGAATAGGATTAGTTGTATCATCTCCTACTAATCTATCAGGATAATCAAATTGTTTAACAGTAAATGTAGTCGAAGCTGTACGTTGTATAACGTGAGGCATAGTAGCTTTATCAAAGCCTTTGACTAAACCTGGACCGGGTACTTCTACCCATGCACCTGAACCATCTTTAGAATTCTCACCTTCAAATTTAAGATAGTAATCATCTTTATCTGACTCTTGAGAGTTTTCAACTTTAACTAAATAACCATCTTTACATTGACTAGGTAAAAGAGATACATCATTAACAGAAGACTGCATAACTCTCATCAAGTCTTTATCTAGTATTTCTATTTGAAAAGCACTAGACTTAGTCATGTAGATACCGTTACCGATAACCGTACATGTAATACCAGTACCTGATAATTCTGTAACTATACCACCTATAATAGTATCAATAGTTACAGCTGTATCAGCATCGAATGGTGTTGGTTTTGGACGGGCTGCTTTTATATCAGATTTGACTGGTACAGTTTCAATATCATCAACTTCTACTGTATAGTTATAACTAGTTTTAGCTTGATTTAAAGTAACTGTTGCCTGATCTCCAATTGCCCAGCCTTCTCCACCATGTAGTAATTCTACACGTCTATTATAGGAGCAAGAGTAACAAGAAGCTGGTACAGTATCATTATCATCTATATTTGATAGTTGGCCTTGTTGACCTAAAGTTGTAATACGGAATATAAGATTTTTTTTAGAACCGCTATTCACACTAAATACTTGAGTACCTATACCTGGACAAGGACCAGTACCACCACCTTCATCTAAAGTATCAGATGCTATTTTTACTCTAGTAGCTCTAGTAATGTTTGTGGTACCTTCACCATTATATGCATTAAGAGAATACTGTCTACCATTTTCTGTTCTAAGTATCTCTACATATGCATAGTGAGTATCAGATGCTGCATCAGTAGTACCAGTAGTAGCTACTGTTGTGTCTCTATTGTTAACAAATGTAGTATCATTGATAGTTAGAAACTGCACATCTTCTGTGTTAGAAGCAGACAAGTATGTCTTAATAGCTGATTCACCACCAGTACCATAAGCTGTAGTCATCTTAGTACCATCAGAACATCTCCAGACATTCAATGTACCATCTGTTTGTACTTGTCCTATGTATGAACCTTCTGTCTCATCTCTATAGTAGTGGAACCAAGACCCACCAGAAGCTACAGAAGCTAATGGTGAAGTACCTACTCTCTTTGATCCAGGTCTCTTATATAATCCATAAGTAGCATCTGGTATAGCATTAATTGAATCAACTACTTGACCTGGAAACTTTCTTTCATCTGGTTGTTCTGATATACCACCTGTATAACTTGGTATACTTTGTGTAATTGATGCCATTAACCTACCCTCTTTTTCTTAGTTCTCTTCTTAGTTTTCTTAAGATCTCCGTATAGATGTATCCACTCTTTTCTTTCTGGTGAATCATGAATGACAGGCATTGGTTCATTCGGATCATTTACATTTGATACAGTAGGTAAATGGTATATAGTATCGTCTTTAGGTTTCATCTTCTAAGCGTTCTCCATGGTTGATAGGTAGTAAAGGATGAATCTTCTGGGAAGTTAAACATACTATGATTACCTTGATTACATTCATACTCTAAGCAGGTAGCTCTAGCTAAGCCCTCTTGTTGAGCTAGTAATCTAGCTAATTGTGGATTACCTACTAGTTGTGTAGCAGCTCTAGTAGAAGCTTTATATACTATATATCTTTTGAATACTTCAGGTAAGTCTACATAAGTAAAGAGACGTGTGATGTCTAGATACATTTCTGTAACATCATCCCATACATCTGTGTGATCATACTTATCATATAGAAACCCACCTCTTTTAACTACATCATAATGCTTTACTGCCCAACCATCAGTAACATCCATCTTTAGGATATCGTTACCTATAGCTATCTTATTTGTAGTTGAGTCAGGTGTATATTTAACATGCTTTTCTGTGTTGAAATGCCAGCCTTCATTCTGTACATCTACATTAGCATCTCTTAGTAAATTATATATGAAGGATATTTCTGGGTTAGTAAATACTAAAGAAGTTACTGGGGATTGACCGATAGCTCCCAGTATTGAGTTAACTGCGGAGAGTTCGGTCTCGGTATCAATTGTCGTGGAAGCCATAAAATTAGATAAAAAAAGGGGAGCGTTAACTCCCCATATGTATATTAACCGAATGCAGCAGGCTTAGTAGCTGTTCCACAGAACAACTCAACAGCAGCAGCAGGGTTTAGATAGTCAGCACCCATTGCTAAACGTCCGAGTATTACATCTCCTTGGTAGATGACTGATACATCTCCAGATGTTACTTGAACTTGAGGTCCGATAGCTTCAACTACACCAGCGGCTTCTTTCTGGAATATAAGTCCACAAGTATTGTTGAACTTAGCTTCCTGTCCGTAGTCGTTTACAGTTACGTTGTGCTCGTCACCCATAGCATCGCCAACGAATGAACCTGTGTTACCAGGATCAGTTGTGCCAGGAGCAGTAGCAGATGCAGTACCATACTTAGTACCGAACTTACCAAAGAATGGTATGTTCATTGACTTGTAAATCTTGATACCAGCAATCTCGAATACACCCTTACCTGATTGTAGGGCATCTCCTTGCTCGTCTCTGTTCACTAAGTAAGCACCGATACCTGATCCATCTAGTCCCTTGATAAGAGCATAGTATTGACGTGGGTTAAGTACTGCGACTCTACCTTCAGTCGAAACTCCCTTCTCATCTAGTGCAGCTGCAGCATCATAGAATGCAGTCACTAGCTTGTCAGGATCATAAGCTTCAGCACCTGAGTTAGTTGCTGTACCTACTTGGATCTGTGTTCCACCTGGCTCGACATAGTTTGTCTTTGTTACAGGTGAGGCTTTACGTGCAGCCTTTGTGATCGCACGGAAGATCTTACGGTCATAGTTCTCTGCTAGAGCATAACCAATCTTCTTAGATATTTCTCCCCTCAAATCGTAATGAGAAAGTGTCTCGTCCAATTCGTAAACGAAAGCTGAACTAATAAGTAGGTCATCTACTGTAATAGTCTTCTCAGCTACTGGAGGTGCATTGTCACTGTTACCTAATATGGACTGACCCGGAGTATGATACTCACTTGTGGTGCGACCCGTGTAGATGAACTGTAAAGATTTCCCGTTCTTTAGGGTTCTCTTTGTGACTAGATCCCTTGCAATTGTATTGCGTTGGAATCCTTTGAACATCTCTCCACTAAATAGTTTGAGGAAGAGTGCTCTTCGTTCGGTAGTTGTAAAGGTACCACCTGCCCTTGTCGAATTATTAGCACCTGGAGCTGTAAGCGAGGTGAGTAACGACGAATTTTGATGTGCCATTAATATGGAATAAGTTTATATTGACTTTCTTGCATGCAAATTTTTGATCATTTGTTGTGGTCTATCCCACCGTCTAGACGGCTAAAGGGTATCCTCCATAGAGGGCCAAAAGCCAATTAGAATGAGGTCCGACACTGAGGTGTCTCTGACCTGTGGTAGGTCAAATGAAGAATTTCCACGTGTAAAAAAAAAGCTAGCAGTCCGAAGACCACTAGCCATAATTCGTTAACCTTTTTCACATTGTTGAAAGAACTTCTTCAATGGAAATATCTTCATCAAGATCAAGCTTCTCCTTTGGAGCTTCATGCTCTTCGGGTTTGTTGTGATGAGATTCTGGTTCTGGTGAAAGGGATGTGACAAAAGCATTCATCCCTGATGTTTGATGAGCCATTAATTACTTTGTAGTTTTGGTGTACTCAACGCCACGATATACGTAAGTTACTGTCATGTGTAAAATCCATATACCAAGCCCCGTTCCCTGCTTGGGTGTCATGCGTCTCT